TGCAATGCATCATCAAAATCAAACTCGATTGCAGTGATTTGGTACATTGTCACAAATAAAGAAACGAACCGTAGGGGTCACAAATGTGGGGATTTTCGACCAGTTGAGTGATCAAATAACGAACCCCTTTTGCAGGTGATTTCCAGCTTGCGGGTTTGAAACATTCACCAGACTCACGATCAATGAACATCCACACACTACGACCAGAAGATGCAGCAGTGTGTTGCATCACTTTGATATACTTTCGACCGTATTCTGCGGACAGAATGTGATAGTTTCGATCGGATTCGATTCCATCAACTTTCCAACGATTGTTCACCTCTTCAATGAGGCAATCAGTCAGGAACTCGGGTTTGGTTTGAGTCAGCATTGCAGTCATTTGTTTGATCAGTGGAAGAGAACGAAATCAGAAAGGATTAGTCCAGGTGTTATACTGGTGGTTGGAAATGTAACCCTCTTTGCAGAGTGCATCAGTGTAATCATTCCACTCTGTACGTTTCCAAACTGTGTCACCTTTCAGTTTAGGATGTTGCATTGTGATGACTTTCCAGTTGTAACGAAACTGAGAAAGTGCTTGTTGTTTGGTGATCGTCATTTGAGTGGTGTTCCTTTGACTCTTATAGAATACACGAGAACGGGCGTCTCGGCGGAATCAGTGGACAGCCAGACGGCTGTCACAGTCCATTGAGAAAGTCAGCGAGTGCTTCGTCATACTCTTCTTTGGTCTCAAAGATACGGCCTTGAATGTTACGCGGATAGGTGGCATCTACACCAGCGTTTGCTACCATTCGGCAGTCAGCTTCGTCATAACCCATCTCAACGAGAGTGGCGACGTAAGGGTTGGAAATCGTTTTGTTCATAATCATAGGCTTGCACAGAATCGGGGAAAAATCAAGCGGGCTTGTGACACTTGTCCAACTGTCCTCAGCTCCACGTTTTCATAAACTCATCCAGGTGGTATTCTTCATCCGTTTTGTTCTACGATGCATGCGATGTGATTCGGTAACATAAGCATCGTACTTGTAACAGAAATCTTTTACTTCTTTATCCATACCGTTACCAGTCTTCTACACCTGAGATTTCAAAAGTCACATCAGCAGGTCTATTGCCAATCGTTGTTGTCACAGTTAGTTTTAGTGTAGTACCAATGCCGCCGCCTTCTTCACGGTCTAGTCTGAATGACTGAGCATTGGGAAACTCATCCATAATCTCACCGATCAATTTAACGTCTTTTCTGTGTAGGTACATCATCATGCCTCCATCTTGTATTCGTACTTATCAACCATTCTGCCACATCCCTGGCAGGTTGTTGCACACCAGGAGAAGTGATAGACTCGTTTCACATCACCACAGTGCGGACATTGTAGCAAACGCCCATACTTACCAGTACGGGAGGTCTTCTTAATTTGAATAAACTCCATTGCGGGAAATGCGGAGGTTTTAATGCGGGAAAAGTTGCTCAAACTTGTTGCGAAAGAAACTGCTCAACCTCGGCGTCTGTCAGCTGGTTGACTGACATTTGCACACGGGCGATAACTTGCTCAGATGCACTCACTTTTAGAAACTCACAATGCTCACGAACCCAACGAATAGTGAGAGTAAGACGGTTGCTCATTGGTGTCGTTTGAACTGTAGCCAATATAGGGTGAAACGAACCCATTGGCGGAAATAGTGGACAGCCACGTGGCTGTCACACCACGCGAGTCCCGTGCTTACGAATCTCACCAGCCGAGATAGTTACACCAATGCGGGGGTCTTTTGCTTTACCGTTACGCTTAGTGGGGTATTGTTTCTGTGCTTTGGGTAACAACAATGCCAACACAGTATCAGAGTCCATTACCCAAACCTCTGCAACATTTGCACCCTCATAGCGAGCATAATAGTGACGAGGATAGCACCCAATCTTGTGCTCGATGAGATACTCAGCTTGTTCCTCCCAAGTAGGTTGAACACTGATACCGTTATAGGTTGCGGAGATATTTGCACCAATAGTGCTCTTGTATTCTACAGGAGTGCCGTCGGGTTCAAATGCGTCTGCACCACTATAAGTGTCCGCAACGGTATGCCCCAACAGGCAAGCTAGGTGAATCTCACGAGAGCGAGCATAACTCATCGGGTCGCCAGCATTCAGTGCATCTGCTGCCTCATAGAGAGCAGCAAATGCATCGAGGTATTGTTGTTGTGCAGAGGTGAGCATTCCTAAGATGCGTTTGATGTGGCTACAATACGATCAAACTAGGTTGATGGCAATGGGTGCGGACCAGTTCATCAGCTGGCACACTGAAACCGACTGTGATTAAAGTTTGCATTAGAAAAGACCTCACGATTGACCAGTTTGAACATACCAAACTCATTGGTCATCACATAACCCTCCGCATCAATTCGATCGTATCCGATATAAGCGGCAGGACCATCATTGCGACACATAAACAGACAATCTTCCTTGATGGACTTCACCAACAACCAGAACTCAATGAGCAAACGATCGCAGTCAAACTCTTCGGGTTTGATGTCACGACCCTCACGAATACAGGAGTTAAGTTGTTGTTTCAGAACTTTAGCTTGTTTATCACTCACGAAGTTCACAACGGTGGACATTTGACGAGCAAACTCACACACTTCCTTCACATCAGCAAAAGAGGTCTGATTGTGTGCAATATATGCATTTGGTTTCACGAACTTGACAGTCTCGGTATCAGTCCAGATCGCACGGTCAGGATGTGCAACTGCATCACGAAGATCGCTCTCCGCATAGTAACAAGTGTGAGGGGCGATGATAATGTTTTGAGAAACAATCTCGGGGAACTTGTAAGTAATAGTGTTAGGCTTGTACTCATCAGATCCACCGAACCCAATGAAGTCAGCCTGATAAATGGTATTCAGACGGGGAAGATAATCGAAACAAGAGTGCAGAATGTTCGCAACTTCTCCCGCGTAGAAAGTATCAATATCCTCGTGAGAATGTGCAATGCGAATCTTTACTTTGTTGAACACAGCTTTGGTTCCCACGAAGAACTTACCGTTCGCAGGATTAGTCCCCCAGACAATAGCGGGAGCACCGTCAATCTTGAGGGAGAGATTGCTATCATCAACGAACCAATCTAAGACGGAAAGATCACCATTAAGGATGGAATCTTCGGGGTGTTCGATGTGAGTGTTCTGCATTGCGTTTCGTTCGATGGCCATAACATAACAGGGGGCCGTGGAAAAATCAAGGCCCCCTGTGACACTTATTCAACTGTCACACTGCTCGAACCGTAACCCGTTCAGTGATAGCAAGATACAAATCAAAACGAACGTTGTCATCAACTTCTCCAAGCTTTTCTGATACTGCATCAGGAATGATTTCCATCAACAACTCAGAGAATCGTTCATCCTCAAAAATATACTTAACTACCTCAGGTGCCAATGCTGCTGCAAGACGATCGATTGTGTGAGGTGAAAGTGTCATCAAACGAACTCCATCAAATAGTAATCAACAGTGACCTCAAGTTCTGCTGCTCGTTCCTCAGCAGTTTCCATCAATTCTTGATGTTCAATGAACAGATCTAAAGATTCATCAGACATTACAATCACTCCTTAATAGTGTCAACGTTGGGGTCGAAAGTTACCTCAGTGATAACATCAAAATCCTCAGTCATTTTGACGTAATTCCATTCACCTTCATCCTCACCTTCTTGGTAACAGTGAATGAAACCTGCGGAATCAGTTTTTACAAAACAACCATCATAGTTGTCCTCATCGAGAACATAACCCGATGCAATCAGTGCGTCAGTGAAAGTCATTTGAGTGCAATTCCTTTGACTCTTATAGTATTGCACAGGATGGAGGGAAACGGGGAAGATAGTGGACAGCCCGAGAACTGTCACACTATCGTTGCCAAAGGACTGAGATTGTTCTAGAACATTAACACGACGAACGGTTCGCTACATCACCACTCGTCATTCTCTCCCAAATCTTCAATAAAAACCTCTAGAGATTCTGATCCTTCAATCTCAAACATCTTCTTCCAATCGATGTTATAAGGATCGAAATCATCGAACACATCAAACTCAAGAGTGACACGAAACTTTTGTTTTTGAACGTGAGCGTACATAGTCAGAATCTCGTAGTGGGTTTGTTGGAACTGATGTATTCTACAGACTCTAAATCTCGATGTCAAGCATCAGAGATATTTAGAATCTCGTAGCGCGTTTTTTAGTAATCCCCGACAGAATTGGGATTACAAATGAGAAGATTGATGTCCCTTACCTGACAGAAATACTGTGGTGGTGGTTCAGGCAATCGCGTCAATGTGACTACGGCAATGATAATCTGAATGAAAGGCAGAACGAAGATAATTTGATGTCTCATTTTTTCAGATCGGGGTGTGGTGCATACAACGGGCCTTGATAATCGTGAGGACGTTTCACTTTACTATCAACAACGGTTCGATGTAGTTGTTTCAAGGCTTCAACGGTCTCAGGTGTTTCCTCCCAAGTCCAGCTGTTGCCATTGTTGTCAATGAAATTACGTTCAGTCATTTTTATTCATCGGTAAGGTGATCTACACAGGCCAGTGTATCACAAGGAGGACAACTGGTTGACATTGCTTCTTTGAGTGCTTCTGTTACATTCTCCTTGAAAGAACGATAAGGAATAAACAACTCATCATCCGCAGTTTTATACTCCTGATGAGTTTCTTTGAACTCACGTTCTACATCATACAGAAGATTTTGTACGATGTCGTTGATAGTCTCAATGGAAGATGGTGGCAGTGATACCCACTTGTATCCAGGAAACATATCATCTTTGACACG